AGTTATTGATTGAATTAGTTATTGATTGAATTAGTTATTGATTGAATTAGTTATTGATTGAATTAGTTATTGATTGAATTAGTTATTTATTTAAAATTATATTATTTAATAACAATAATATAATTATTTCATGTTGACTGGTTTAGTTGGTCAAAAAATAGTGTATAGTGCACAAGACGTAAAAGATTCAATTACGGAAAAGTCAAGATTACTAACAAATCAGTTAGCTCGGATTAATTACTATAAAATGAATAAAAAGTCTGAATATAATAGCATTATTCCTTTAAAAATATATCAAACCTGGCATACCAAGGATTTACCCGCGCACATGAAACTATCGGTTGACAGATTAAAAAGAAGACATCCTAGATTTGAACATTTTCTTTTTGATGATAATGAATGTAGGGAGTTTATTGCTTCAAATTTTGATAGCGCGGTTTTGTCAGCGTTTGATAATTTAATTCCTGGAGCATATAAGGCGGATCTGTGGCGTTATTGCGTATTATATATAAATGGTGGGGTTTATTTAGACATAAAATATGATTGCATAAACACGTTTCATTTTATAGAATTGACTGAAAAAGAATATTGGGTTTTAGACATTGATAGAAATAATATTTATAACGCGCTAATTGTGGCCCTACCAAAAAATGAAACATTGTTAAAGTGTATAAATCAAGTTGTAGAAAACGTTAATAATAAATATTATGGTAATAGTTGTGTGGATCCAACGGGGCCGGGGTTAGTGGCGAGATTTATTGGAGACTCTGAAAAAAAACTCATTGAATTGGAGCATATATGGAATAGACCCACGGGAGATAAATTTATTCTTTATAATAATGTTTCTATTTTAAAAATGTATAATGGATATTACGATGAACAAGATAGAAATAAAAAAACGATACATTACTCGGCTTTGTGGACTCATAGAAAAATATATAAATAATTACATAAGATATTGAAAGCGTTCATTTGACCAGCCATCCGGATCCTCTCCAGCAAACAAATGTTGAATCATTGTGTTATGGAATCGTTCCCCCGCAAAACATATCATAGTTGGATTTTTGTAGCGGTAATATAATTGTTTATTGGCAAAGACATGCATATCATTTTCATCTAAATATTTTTCAATTCCATCCGTGAAAACTCCTGGACCAGTTAAATAATGAATAATGTGCTCTCCTCTAATTTCTCGCGTTGTTAAAATTCTTTTAATCGACAATTCAATGACAGATCTTAAAAATGGGGAATTTGCCGGTGCAGCAAAAGTCCATTGGCACATATGAATAGAATTTTCTGGAGCACAAACGAGTTGCGTTTCATATAAAGTGAACATATTTGGGTCGCATCTACAAATTGCGTCGGCGTCGGCGTATATTCCGCCATATTTATATATCACGCAATATCTCCACAAATCAGCCTTCATTACCGCTAAAGGTACTCTACTATACGCATCAATTATTTCTTCTCCAAATTCTTCAACCATTTCTGTTACCATAAATTCCTCGCACATTTCATCAGTATAAAAATGATAAGCAAATTCTGGGACAAACCTCCTCCAAGAATTTAAGGCGTTTTGTAATTTAGGTTTACTTTGAATGTATTGGATGGATTTGTGCGTTTGAAATATCCTTTTAGGTATATTTTGTTTATACATCGTTTCTTGTTCTTCCGCATCATTTGTCTCTTGGATTTCTTCAACAGTAGGTTCTTCTACCGGGGGGTCTTCCACATTAAGTTGTTCAGATGGATCTAGTTCTACGTCTAGTTCTAGTTCTTCTGAGTCATTTTTTTCGGATATAACAAATTCCATTTATAATTTTTATTTAGCTAATAATTTTAACTTTTAAACTATAAAAATTATATTTGCATAATTTAACAACAATGCCTTATAATATAACCAAATCAGACTATTCTAAAATACTCAAATATTATGGAATAAATATACCAAAAAACGAAACCACATTACAGAAAGAAGCAGAAACTATATTGTCTAAGAAATTATGTTCGTGTATTAAAAAGGTTGGTCCTAAAAACGAATCTCGTGCAATCGGCGTGTGCACAAAAACGGTTTTAAATAGAAAAGGTCTTTCACGAGGAAAATTCAAGTGCAAGAACGGGAGAAAGATTGAATTAAAGAAAACCGCAAGAACAATTAAAATAGGAAATAAAAAAACCCAAAAGCGCCGCTAGATCGCGCTTAATAATTATCTATCATAATTATATGTTAATGCATAATAAATATGATATTGTTATTGTTGGCGGAGGAATCGCCGGTCTTTACAGCGCTTATAAAATACTTAAAATTGCACCAGAAACAAAACTTGTAGTTTTAGAAAGATATAAAAAACAATGGATTGGAGGACGGCTTGGCAATGAAATGTTTCAAGGTGTGCAGGTTGTCACTGGAGCAGGCATTGGACGCAAAGAAAAAGACCATTTTCTTATTAATCTATTAAGAGAACTAAAAATACCGTATAATCAATTTCAAACCTCACACAATTACGCGTCTACAATTTCCCCGCAGTGTGATGTCAAGAAGCTGATTAATATATTAAAAAAACAATTTAAAGAACGGCCAGTCAAAGAGACATTTAAAGAGTTTGCTTTGCCAATATTAGGGAAAGAATTATACGAAAGCCTAACCACTTGCTTAGGTTACACTGATTATGAAAATGAAGACGTGCGAGATACACTTTATAATTATGGGTTGGACGACAATTATGGCTCTTGGACTGCGCTTCACATTCCTTGGAAACAATTAGTTGAAATGATTTCTAAAAAAATTGGAATTCAAAATATTCACGCATCAAGCAATGTAGTAAATATTAAGCGTGAAGCCGAATGCAAATATATAGTTTGCACTGATAATAACGATAAATATCTTTGTAATAAAGTTATTTTAGCCACAACTATTTCAAGCGTTCAGAAACTATTGCCCAGTTTAAACATTTACAAGCAAATTCATGGTCAAAATTTTCTGCGATTGTATGGAAAGTTCACCAAATCGTCCACCGAAATTATGAAACAATATGTTCCTGGTTATACTGTTGTTCCGGGTCCTCTAAAAAAAATTATACCAATGAATTCAGAAAAGGGTGTATATATGATTGCGTATACTGACAACGCAGGCGCAACTTTTTTAAAAGGTCGCTTAGAAAACACACCAAAGAACAGAGATTATTTTTGCGAGTTATTGGAAGAAGCGCTCGGAATTCCGGAAGGAACATTAGATTTGATTGCTATTAAGGACTTTTATTGGCCAATCGGAACTCATTATTATGAACCATTGCGTGGTGAATTTAAGAGCCGAAAAGAGTTTATCAAGAAAGCCCAGAATCCTATGCCAGGAATGTGTGTTGTGGGTGAAATGATAAGCGTTAATCAGGGATGGACTGAGGGTGCCCTTGAAAGCGTGGAAGCAGTAATAACCGAGAAATGGATTACTAGCGATTGTTAAAGATCTTTTATGGCGTAGTACCCGTGATAACCAATAGAAGCAAAACCAAGCATTAATAAAAATTCATAAGCTTGTCTGGGCGTTGCTTGTTTATTATAACCAATGTAAATCAAAAGTGGGCCAACTATGAAAATATGAAACAAGTTTATCCACGGATTCCGATCCGTGCTAATTTTCAAATAGGTCTTATACATATGATAAAAGACAATGACAATTCCAAGACCTAGTAAAATTGGATGCATAAAAGCGGGAGTATTTGTTGACTTAATTCCCACATATAAAAATAATGTTCCCACTATCAAAATGTGAAACAGATGAACGTAAAATTCTTTCATTTTATATACTACTCATTTATTTATTTTTCTTTATAAAATATATAAATGTCTTCTATTTCTGATTCTAAATCCGCATTCAACTATTCTAATACACAATCTTGTCAAACCGGTGGAAAGAAAACTGTTAGAACAGTTATTGTTAATAAGGGAAGGGGTCATAAAAGTGTTAAGCGTTATAGAAATGGGAAATTGGTTTCAACTGTTAAGCGTGGACTAAAACCGTTTGAAGTGGCTTTTATCCGAGTTGGCAAATTTATTCCCGGACTATTTAAGGACTGTGGGTGCAACAAAACTAAAAAAAGACGCGCTTAATGCATTTTTATTTTTATTTTTTTTTATTTTTTAGCCAGATGGTCCATCGCAGATAAAAGAACCTGTTCTTGTCCAGTTAATTTCTGGAAAATAAGGCACTCGTCCATGTTAATTCTATAATGTTTGCGAGCAAAATTTTTACACGTGAGTGAAACTCCTGAATCTGTTACATTTATTTCACACAGAAGCCCGCCAGCAGTTAGGTGAATGTTATCCGGGTCTTTTATAGGAATCCATCTTATAAAAGCGCCATATCGCAGTTCGGACATTTCGTCTACGTACGCGTACTCTTTTAATTTTTGCATTAGTTCTTTAATTTCTTCTTTTGTCAAGTGCAATTCTGATAAAATTTCTTGCTTCATTTCATTTATTTTTTTTGTAGTCAAGTTTAAAAATTTTGAATTTTCTTCATTGTCAAGCGCTTGTAATAATTTATCTACGTCCATTATTTTGGCGTCTGATATAGTAGTATGTTAAATTAGTTTTATATTAAAAATAATTTTAATTTAAAAACGTTCATATTTATTTACCTAAATGCATTATAACATAACAACTCAACTTATTAATAATACGTCTTTTGATTCTAGATTTAACGATTTAATACAATTATCATTGGCTCAAGATATTTTGGAATTTAATGATGCGCCGGGAAAACAGCATTATAGATTGCTTTCTTACATTTCAACGTTATTTAATAATAGTATTATCATTAACATTGGAACGCACTGCGGAAATTCAGCGTTAGCATTATCATATAATGATACAAACACAGTTTATTCATTTGATACTATTGATAATGTTATTAATAGTCATATACGAAAATTAAACAACGTTAAATTTAGTGTTGAAGACTTATTTGATCCGACCATTTGTAAAAAATGGGAAGAAACAATTTTGTCTAGCGCATTTATATTTTTAGATGTTGATCCTCACAATGGAACGATGGAAATTAATTTTTATAATTATTTGAAGAGTATTAATTACCAAGGGTTTATTATTTGTGATGATATCTGGTATTTTAAAGAAATGAGGGATAATTTTTGGCATAAAATAAATTATGCACAACGATACGATTTAACTGAACTTGGTCATTGGTCAGGAACGGGTATAATTACTTTTAATGATGGCATTTCATTTAATAAAAATAATAACGACAATTGGACTCTTGTGACTGCTTATTTTAACTTAACAAAATGTCCAGACGCCAGCGAAGAAATTAATAAACGTGACAAGAATTATTATTTACAACACTCCATTTCAACCCTATCTTTGCCGTATAATTTGGTAATTTATTGTGATATTGAAAGTTTTGACGTTATTAATAGCATTAGACCAAGTTACTTGAATGAAAAGACAAAATATGTTATTTGTGAGTTTGACAATTTTTTCTTTAAAAATAAGGACCCAAGAACTTTTAAAGAATATAGAGATAAAATTAATCAAAACAGAAGAGAAACTCCATATAATTTTGATAATAGAAATACTGCTAGCTATTATTTATTTTGCACATCAAGATACATAATGTTAAAAGATGTTATTGAAAGCAATCCATTTAATAGCACGCATTTTTCATGGATTAATTTTTGCATTGAGAGAATGGGTTACCAAAATTTAATTCGGTTGGATGAAGCCCTATCAATTAAGCGAGATAAGTTTTCAACTTGCTACATTGATTACATTCCAGAAGAGTTGGTTAAAAACACAACGGAGTATTTTCGTTGGGGGAGATGCAGTATGTGTAGTGGATTTTTCACAGGAAATTCAGAATATATGTATAAAGTTTGCGATTTAATTGAAAATAAATTTCTTGAATACCTTGAAGAAGGGTATGGTCACGCAGACGAACAATTATATAGTCCTGTATATTTTCAAAATCCCGATTTATTTGAACATTACTACGGCGACTATCAACAAATGATAACAAATTATACATTTATCTACGACCAACCCGAACCACCAATACATAATTTTATTAGAAATAGTTATAATAATGGAAATTATGTAAAATGTTACGAAGCGTGCAAGTTTGTCTGGAAGTCTTATTGTTTGAAAAAATGCGATTTAAAAGAACAATATTTATTTTCATTATACTGGCATTACATGAATTGCAAGAAGAATATATTAGAGTTTTAATAAAATAATAATCACGACGCCTCAAGACTTTGATGAATTTACTTCTATATTAGAAAATAACAACTATTTTATATAATTTTTGTTAAAGTTATATAAAATATATTATAGTTTTGCAAAGATTTACCAATTAGCACCAAATGAGCTTCCACCCAAGACTTCATTAGCGGCCATAATCATTCCACCGTATGGGTCTCCCATTCCAGGTGTTGCAGCACCAGGCATTGGTGTGGAATCGTCACGATACATTGAGTTGTAATCGGGTGCGTTTTGTTTAACTGGCTCTATGGGCAAACTAGTAATGGACGTCGTCCCTTGGCTCATGCCACCATATAATGAATTGCCCATGGCGCTCGCATTATTTGGCAACT